TCAGAACATGTAGTCCCAGGCCGGAAGCTGCTCCGGACGGCCGTCGGCCGCCTTCCGAGAACGCTCGTCCAGGTAGCGGCGGTTGATCACGATCCGGAACATGTACTCGTCAAACCACGCATCGGTGAAGGTCATGTATCCCTTGTGGCCGGCATCGGGGCCCCAACTGTTCTCGAACTGCCACTTGAGCGGTACGTCGTTCTCGTCGGTATCTACGGCGATGAGGGCCATGGCATGCGCCGAACCGCTCTGCCGCGTCAAGATCCGGGCCTTCTTGTCCATGTCGAGGCGTACGCCGAAGAGCGAGGCGTAGTCGAACATCCCGGGATCGCAGACCCCCGAAGCCGAATCATACTGCTTGACGTCGCACGAAGCATACATTGCCTCACCGGCCTTGATCGAGGCGATGGCCGCCCGTTTGATCACGTCGTTCGGCAGGTTGAGATAGACCCAGTTGATACCCTCGACCGTATTGCGGTAGTTGCTGATCTCGTAGACCTTGTAGTACTCGCGCGTCGGGTCGTTCATGATCATCACATAGGAACGGGGATCGTAATCGTCCGGGATGCAGCTGCGGTAGAACTCGAGCGGCGTGGTGCGCAGCGTGCGGACCTCGCCCGAGGTGGTCTCGTAACGCCACTCGAACTCCGTCGGCGGTTCGCCGAGGCAGAGCGCCAGCACGCGGTAGACCTCCTTCAGAATCCCGCGCTTGGCCTCGGCCAGCCGGTCGGCTCCGACACCCCGAGCCGCCAGATCGCGCAACTCGCAGCCGCCGCGGCGCAACAGTTCCTTGAGCACCGTGCGCATCTGCGACGTATTGTTCGAATGGGCCGTCTCGGGCATGACCTCGCGGGGAACCACGCCGTACTTCCCGGCCACGTTGTAGAAGAGGTTCCACACACCGCCGTCATCCACAGGCGACTTGAAGAAGAACTCCACGTCGCGGTCGGTCATCGGCCGGTCGGCCGTCGCAAGGACGTTCTCCAGAAAAAGGTTGCTCTTCTCGAAGAGGTCCCAGAAATAGCAGAAGTTGTGCGAGAAGTCGAAATCGGCCACACCGAGGCGTTCGATCACCGCGGGTCGCAGCACGTTCATCGAGGTGAACATCCAGCAGCGTCCCGACTGTTTCTGGTCGGTGATGCCCTTCACCGCTACGCGGTATTTGAAATAGTGGTCCGTACGGCCCTGCAGCGCGCAGTTCAGGGCCAGTTTCTTGAGGTTCGCCTCGTTGGTGAGGATGTTCTGCAGCGCGATGGTCTGCGGGTCCCTGACAAACGAACGGCGGATCTCGTTCAGGTCGTTTTCCGTCAGCTCCTGGGCCGACACGGCGAGTGCTGCCGAAGCGAGCACCGCCGAAAGCAGGATTTTCTTCATGGCTTGCGTCCGGTTATTCGGGTTATTGTCCAAAGATACGAAACTTGGGGGATTTACACACGCCGCAGGGACAAAAAAGCGCACTTTTCACCAACGACATGCGGCAACTTAAGAAAATAATTATTACTTTTGTCCCCGCAATCGGGAGAGATGCAGGAGTGGTTGAACTGGCCCGCCTGGAAAGCGAGTAAACCCCAAAAGGGTTTCAGGGGTTCGAATCCCCTTCTCTCCGCCAGAGGATGAGGATGTTACAACGAGTAACATCCTCATTTTGTTTTAGTTGCGCATCTAACTATTTGATTGTTTGTCCGTTCAGCGTCCCTTTTTTGCTGAATATGACTACTCCAGGACGGCAAACAACTGATTATCAACAGGCAAATATCCACCTAATAGACATCTTGCGGTAACCTGTTCGTAACCGCAATAGACATTGCGCGTAACCCGACTACAAACGTCTGAAATACGACTACTTCTGACTATACTGCTTTGACTTTCAGTAAATTATTGATATTTAACTTTGTATCACCAAATAACAGAGAGTATGAAAGCAGACAAAAAAGCAAGCAAGAACACCTTCAGCGTGATTTTCGTCATTCAAAAGGGCAAATGTCGTCCTGATGGCAAAGCACCCATCGTAGCACGCATTACCGTCAACGGGGAGATGGTACACTTTTCGACCAAGATGTACATAGAACCCGAACGATGGCTTCCCCTGGAGTACAAGACTAAGGGACAAACTCATGAGGAACAGGTGATCAACAGCACCCTGTTCGATTTTCACGCCACGATCAAACGCAAGTACAATGATATGATTTATCGCGGCGAGGTAATAACGGCAAGTAAGATCAAGAGTTCCATACTCTGCCAGGACGAGCGCAGTATGACACTCATTGCGTTATGCAATAAATACATTGAGGACTACGAAAAACTTGTACTGACACAGGATTACGGCCAGGAGTCCTTCTTCCGATATAAGGTTTGCCGCAATCGCCTGCAGGAGTTTCTCCGGGATGAATTCAAGGTAAGTGACCTTCCCTTGCAGGATATCAACAAGCGTTTTCTGGACAAACTATACCTTTGGCTACGCTCGGCACATCGGCTCAACAATAATACTGCAGTAAAGTTTATCCACCGTTTTGCCTCCATATACAAGATGGCAAAAGACAACGGATGGGTTGCAGCAGACCCTTTCAAGCAACAAAAACTACACCTTGACAAGGTGGACCGGGGATACCTCACGATCGAAGAGGTTTCCCGTTTGTACAATAAGGAATTTGAAAGCCTGCGGCTGGAGCAGGTCAGAGACATATTTATATTCAGCTGCTATACAGGATTGGCGTACATTGATGTTTACAACCTCACGGAAGACCAGCTGAATGTATGGGCTGATGGCAATACCTGGATCAGTTTTCATCGACAGAAGACCAAAGTCCCGTTCAACGTGCGACTGCTGGATGTGCCGCTCCAGATTATTGAGAAATACAAACACTTCCGTAAAGGCAAACGTCTGCTCCCCGTACCGTCAAACCAGAAGTGCAACGAGTATCTGAAAGAGATTGCCGAAGTCTGCGGGATCAACAAGAACATAACTTTTCACGTTGCCCGTCACACTTTTGCCACAACCATTACCTTGGGAAATGGCGTGCCAATCGAAACCGTCTCAAAGATGCTTGGGCATACGAATGTGCGCACGACACAAATCTACGCCCGTATCACCGACCAGAAAATCAACGTAGATATGGAGAGTCTCGCCGCGAAGCTCAACGGAATCTTCACTGCTCCCCTGACACCCTCCAAGGAGTCTGTCCGTCGAGAGCAACATCAGCGTGAGGTACAGAAGTTCGCAGTAGCGGCCGGCCTGGCATAAAACCTCTCCTCCATAGAGCCGACAACGGCAACCAGGCACCGACATAAGGTGCCTGGTTTTTCATTGCAATGTCCAGCCCTTGCTTGTGGCGATAGCTTTTTGTGTTTCGGAGAGCTTGGCAAGATTCTTTGCTCCCAGCGTGCAGGTCTTATCCGTCACGCCATCGGCTAAAGCATTAAGCAGGGAGAGAAGACTCTCAAGCGTAAGTTTTGGGCAACCGTTAGCCCAAATATCTACCGAGATCGTACCGGTAAAGGATACACTCTCCAGGTTTCTGCAGGCGGTGAATGTAGTATCAATCTGCGATTTCACATTACTGAAGTCGAGAGGCTGGACAATTGTCACCAACGAAGAGCAACCGTGAAACAACTCCGATGCGGAGGTTATGGCCGAAGTATCCAATCCTTCAATACGGGTCAGAGTCTCGCAACCATAGAATGCCCACATCATATTGGTGACATTGGCCGTTTCAAGGACTCCGACCTGCGTGAGAGCCGTACATCCGTAACACATCTGATACATAGATGTCAACTGTCGGAAATCCAGGTATGCAGGCAATTTGCTCAATGACGTATTACCCTTAAAAAGTTGGTATCCCGATCGGACGTACTGTATACCACTCGGAATTTGCTTTACCTTGTACGCAAGTTCGTACAAAGTGTCCGTTAAGGTTGCAGAAGCCCCCTGGGCAGCGATATGAAGGGCAAAGAGCGAACGTACTTGTGAAAGGCGTGATATGAGAGGTGTAAAATCAGCCATAAGTTATCCGATGATTTGTGCGAGTGAAGCGGCAAGTTCCGCTATTCCGAGCGAATCCTCCAACTGAACGATCAATGATTCATAAGTTATTGCGTATGCCTGCCCTCCGCGCTCTATTTCCAACAGGTCGGTAGGCGACATTGTGCTGGTTTGCGTAAGATCTCCGATGGTTACGCCGTTTGCTGTTTCTGCCATACAATATATTTATTCAGTGTATTCTTCAAAGCAACACATTTGCAGGTAAGTTACCAACCACCAGCACTTGCCCGCATATATCCCGGGTACGGCAACAAGTTGCAGGATTCCCGCATAACACTTCACTCGTTGCATCCTGTCAAATCCGAAATCATTCTGCTTGATCGATGAGAGTATGCCCGACTCGGCATCGTCTACGGCAAGGATGATATCTGGAGAGGAGCGTGTTCTCACAGGTGTGTCATACAATGTCAGCACATTGCCGATATACTCGTTTGAGGTCGGAAGATTGATCCATATTTTATAGTCCTGATATTGCTCGCCAATTGTTTGCAGATTCATATTCCTGTCCACGGTGTACTTCCGTGTAGCGGTGTTATAGCGGGTGCCTTCTTCTCGCAATGTTTTGAATGGAATGCGTATATGCCCCGAGAATACACCCGTAGCCATTTCTATATGTCCATCTTCGTAGATTCGGGTCTTAGCCGTACCTGCATTCTGTATACCATCTGCTCCGGCAAAGAGCATCAGTTTACCGTGCTTCTCATCGACCGTTCCCGAAATGGCACTGCCGGCCATACCGGCCACAACCCGGGCATTATTCTCATCCTTTACCCCGACAAACCCTGACAATACCACACCACTTTGACCATCTATTTCAGTCGTTGCATCGCGGAAATTATCGCGCAGATATTCCAGGTCACTCTGTTGTTCTTGCTCTTCGGATGCGGCACGTATCGTTTTGACGATTATAGCGCGAGCCTCATAGTAAGCTGCAATATCCTGGAAATCGGGTTCGATGGTAATATACTCGGGAGTTGACCGGGTATATTTCTCGATAGCCGTTACCGCCAAAATATAGGCATTGACATAGTCGTCCCACGCGGCATCCTTTTTACGGATGATGCGTAGCTGCGAATTTGCAATGCGGCCGGCTGTGGCGGTTACGCGTCTGTACTCTCTGACAAGATAAGTGTCGGCATCGAGAAGCAACTGCTCATACTCGGAACGTATGTCCTGCAAACGCTCTTTTAGAAAGGACTTCTCGACGGGGGACACCACTTCATCGGAGTTTATCTTTGCCAATGTATCACGAGCAGAATCGAGTTCTGCCTGAAGCGCATCGAGGTCTGTACCCTCCTCCGGGCGCAGGGGATCAATGCGTCCGAAACGTAATACTCCCCCCTTGAATGAGATTCCGCAACCACTTGTGCGGTTATATAGTTGCACGTCACCCGTTCGTGAGTCGAACCAGTTATCTCCCAATACGTCGCTTATGTATCCCTGGAGGTAGACGTTCTTCAGATAAGCAGAATAACCGCGCATATCAAGCCCGTGTGCTGCAAGATTCGCCAGATCTCCGAACTGTGCCGCGATGTTCTCCACTCCGATCGTCCAGGTATTCATTCCAACCAGATAGCGGTCATAGGTTCGCGTTGTATAGTGCGAAGCCTGGCGTGAGGTATCGGTAGCATTGCCTATTGCCACGATGTTCATCATCTCTGTCGGATGATACGCAAAATCCTCGCGCAGTTCATATCTCCACTCTCCGAAAGTCTGCTCATCGAGACACTCAACCAGCCGGAAATAGCAGGTTGTAAATCCGGCAAAGGTCCGTATGCCTTTTGAGTCATCGCTGTCCTCCGTAGGCTCCGTGAAGTTCCCCACCGTTGAACTTTTGAAGATGCCCATACAAAGATCATCCCTACGCAACGATGCAACCTCGCCAGGTTCAAGTTTAAGGCTTAGACGGCAATTGTCCTTGTCTACGGCCAACACGACACCGGCTCCCGGAGCACTCCATTTATCACCCACCGTGGTCTCGACACGGTTATAACGGAATTCAGGCACGTCCAGAAACTCCTCAAGGCGCAAATTGCGCATATAGGCATTGCCTTCGACCGAGAAGTCTCCTTGAATAGATCCTCCCGAACGGTTCAGTTTCTCATCAAGAGCCGACTGCAATCCTTGCACCTGGGCTATGGGATGCGTGTGTGCCTTGGGTGCTACCCGTTCCTGCAACTCCTTACCACGGATTTTCATCGAGGCTTCCGCCTGCGGAACATCAACAATGAACTCAAACTCATCGAAATGCTCCATCTGCCCTGCGGCCGAAGCCAACTCCTGTATGCGGATCTCGTTCATAAATTTTATTTGTTTTTATTCACGCAATTAACTATCTTTGAGAAACTAACCACTACAACTATGAACAAGTTCTGGACTTTTATTGCAGGAGCCTTTTCAGGTATCCTTCTGACGATCGTTGTTCTGTTGATCATTGGTTCTGCCAAAGGCGAATCCTCCATCCCTGGCCTTACCACATTTGAAGAAAGAGGACAGATGATGGAGGCAGAACAATACAGCATCATACAGACATTAAGTGACTCATACGCTTTAGCCATGGAGATCAGCCTTGACAGGTTCTACGACCTTGATATATCCTCCATACTGACTCCCGTTTTACTTATTGGTGACGAAACCTCGCATTTTTATGATGGTCTTGAAGTTAAAGTCACGAACAACAAGCGTTTCTATCAAGTGGGAACTTATAAATACGAAACCAAATCGGAGGATTGGAAAACTGTCCCGGCTGTTATGTTGCTTGAGCAGAAGTAACTGCGACCTATCCTCCTAAAATCGAGGTTTTGAAGTTCTCCTTGCCGAGGACATAGACCAAATCCCGACCCCTGGCAGTCAATTGACCGCCAAGGGTTATTTGTATCTTCTGCGATGCTCCGGAAGCCGGGAGCATAGCCTGCAGTTTCGACAAGGGCGCAATCACTTCAGGGTCTGCCACTGCATTGGGATTATCTCCGACCAGCGCGAGAGTCTTGCCATATGCCAGGCCTCCCGTTGCAAGAGCCGGGACACTATCCTTTGCATTCTTGTTGATGAGAGCCGTCATAATGGCAGCCGCAGCAACCATCGCTGCGCCTACCGCAATCGCGGCCCATGGATTCGCAAGCACAGATTTTAGAGCCGTTTTGAACGCAATAATCATCACTCCGAACTCGATAAGCTGCGCACCGATATTACGCAGAAACGAGGCAAACTGCGTAAGTATGGCTTTGAGCAGACCTCCGAATCCGAGATCTCCGGCAATGATTTGCCCCAATGCCTCGGCTGCGGCCACAATGCTGTCTGCAAGAAATGCGGATACCTGCTCATCGAAGCGTTGCATTGTTGTCGCCACGGTCTGTGAAACGTGTTCCAGAGCAACGGAAAAAGCCACTCCTTTGTTTGTCAGCGTCTGTGTATAGTTCCCCACCATCGCCACCGTGTCGGCAACATTCTTCTGCAGTAGCGTGCTGTTATCCGAGGCCCACCCATAGATGCCTTCACGCACCGAAGCCCATATCGTCCTCAGCCGACGTGAGTATTCCGATGCTGCTATCTTTATATCATCGATCTTCAACTTCGGTCGGGGAAACGAAATCTCCATCTGCGGAGTTACAACAGCAGTATTCTTCCCGATTGGGGCAAGATCCGCCGGTGTTATATTTTGTAGCTGTTGCAACTCCCTGCGCAAGCGCTCAATCTCCACATTGCAGGCGGCAATATCCTCAATGGAACTCTCCGGCAACAACTTTTTCTTTTCAAGTTCTTCGATCTGCTTTTGCAGACGTTCGATCAACCCCAAAGAGGTTTCACCATGCCCGGTAGCCTGTTGCATCTTTTCCATCAGAGCTTCACTCTGTTGCTCGGCTACGGCCATCATGCGATTCATCTCTTCCTGTTGCTTCTGCTCCTGAGCCTGCATCTCTTTTTTGCGCTCTATGGCCTTTGTAAGCAGTTCATATTCCTTACGAAGTGGAGCCATCTGTTCAGGATCTGCAATCTTCTGAATGGTAAAGCCCGCAATGATGCCATTGGGAACAATCCGGTTTTTTGTCGTGGTAGCCGCAATCTCTTTTTGCTTTTTCAGGTTCTCCTGCAATTTCCGCTCAAGAGTGGCCAGATCATCGGCATTGGCCAACTCATCGACCATTTTTTGCTTCTGCACCTTGGCATAGGCAAAGGCGGCCCCGAGCGCCAGCAGTGCTGAAACAATCAGCCCTACAGGAGAGAGCAATGCCGTAAATCCGGCCGCCAGCATAGGGATAATCTTGATAACTCCTCCAATGCCAAGCGTAAGCGGTCCAATGGCTGCCACGACACCGGCAATCGCAACAACGACTCTCTTTATTTCCGGAGAAAGCGTCTGAAGCCAGGATACGATACCAGAGAGTGCCTCCGTGACCTTTGTGGCCAAAGGCATCATTGCAAAGCCGATCTGCTCAAGAAAATCGCCCCATGCATTCTGGAGTTGGCGCATGACACCTAACCCAACCGAAGCCGCACCCTCGGCAAAACCTTTGTAGTTCTTCAGAATAAAATCTACGGCCTCTCCATTTTTAAGTTGCTCTGCCGTCAGCTCCTTGAGTTTGGGAATACTTTCGCCCAACTCACCCGTGAGTCCTCCGTAGGTCTTGGCAAGATTCTTTACTGCCGAGTCGAGCGTCATTCCGGTTGCGGCTGACAATTGCGCTGAGGCTTCGATGACTCGGCCAATCTGCTCCTCGGTCATACCCAGCGATGCAAGATAAGCCTGCTGACCGATGATAACCTCATCACCCAGCACTGAGCGTGATTGCAGTTCTCCGGCTTGAGCAATAAGCCTTTGTTGTACATCACTGCGGCCGCGCAAAGCTGTCAACAACCGTTTCTCGGCCTGTTGTTGGGTGTCGGCATTCTTCAACGCCACAACCCCCAGGGCTGTCAACGGAGCGGTGAGTGCAACCGAAAGCGTCTTGCCTACCGAGGAGAGTTTCTTCTGAAGAGACTCCATACTACGCTCCACCTGCCGGGCTTTCTGTTGAAACTCATAGGAATCCGCTCCAATCTTTATCAGAAGATCGGCAATACGTCGGCTCATATGCTCTACGGTTTGTGGGTCTTATATAGTTGCCAACCCTGCTCCACATCGGCCAGAATGGCCGCACGGCCATTCTCAACTCGGGAGATAGCAGCCACGATACGCACCATCAGATCGTGATCGGACATATCCACATTGGACTCGGCCGGTAGCCCCGCACTCTCCGCCACGACCCGGATATAGCCCTCGGTGTAGTTCTCAACGGGAGGTGCATAGCGGGAAATAATCTCGCGAATAGTACGTACTCCACGTCGGCAATAGGAATCCAGCAGTACAAAGAGAGCCCGATACCCCCATGCCATCGATTCAAATTGTTTGAATGCCGGGTCTTTCGATGGCTGCACTTCACCCAGGTAGCGGGTGGGTGATTTGCGGATATTACCCGGGTTGCAGTTTCGCAAGCCTCGCGGTAGTTTTCTCTGTACCATAATGTTATTGCTTGTTTTGTTTGCGGGATCTGTCCAATTCGGCTCGCTTGACCAGCACGGGGCATTGCTCCGGAGGGGTCGTGCATTTATAGGCCTGGCGGATAACCAGACGATTGCGTTCCAGTTCCACATCCTTATGCTCGATAATGATCTCGAGTTTATCCACCTTTTCTTCAAGTTTCTCCACGCGGCCATCGAGCCGTGTAATCTGCTCCGATTGAATAGCCACAACCTTCTCTGTATTCTCCAGTTCCGCGAGATCGGCCTCGGCCATCTCCTTTCGTTTCTTTGACCTGAAAAAGAGAAGAGTCCCGACAAGACCACTTGCCAGCACGAAATTCAAAACAATGCTTACTATCTCCATAAAAGTTCAAATTAGTTTGGCGACACATATTTGTAGATTGCTCTTTCCCGGACTATATATAGATCTCCATAGATGTAGAACAGCCCCAGGACGCTCTCCCCGGAGGCTTCCGTATTGCCTATGTATTGATGTGCATAGGTATGCAGATCGCAGATTGTTGGCGAGTCTCCAGCAAAGGCAATCTCCGCCAACGTGTGGTCACAATAAGTCGCGACATCACCGATACGTGCAATGAAGATATGATCGGTAATCGAAGTGCGCCGGTACAGGTTAAGCGAACCGTTCTCGTTGATGAGCATATATTTGTCCGAAATGGATACGATATGTTTGCCGGCCCCGATCTTGGTAAAGCCTGAAATCTGGTGATAACGGCTATCATTGAACCCCGCCTCACGCGAAGTGCAGATGGTGAGGCAACCGTTCGTATAATCGACATACACAAGATCTCCATAGAACTGGACATAGTTCAGTCCTCTATGGTACACAGATTCCTCTCCGGCAGAACGCAGTTCCGGTTGCTGGAAGTAGAGGTAATAACTTCGGGAACCATCAACGCGATTGATGGTATAACCCTGCACCAACAACGAAAAATAGCCGCGTCGATAGGTAGCCCAACCCTGGTACGTCTCCGGATAGATACTCATCACCTGTTGCACCGTACCACGATGGTCGCAATAGTAGAAGGTCTTGTTCTCCTCCCGCACAAAGCCCTCTTCAGCCGGGAAAATCTCAAAAGGATGCGAAGATCGATAGATTTCCCGCAAGGATCGCGAAATGACATCAAAGACGAAAAGCCGTCTGTCTGCACTCTGCACAAACAGAAAATTCAGGCAACGGATGATCCTCTTCACCGTAAAAGGCATTTCGACAATCTTGATACAGTCATCACCTTCAGAGGGTTGGTCGCTCTCGATCAGGCCGGGCATCTCCGTAAGTTCGCAGTTACTCATATCTTCAGCTGCCAATAATTCAATGGAATTTACCGAATAGGCCGCCTTCAGATATTTGTCATCGCATAATACGGTATTCATATCAAGATGTGCCGAGGTAAAGACATCACCGGCGAGTCGCTTGCTCGGCAGTTGTTTGTAGCGTAACGCGCCCTGAACAATATGGCCGACAAGCGTATCGTAGTCGTTCCGACCCTTCGTATGCCACAAGCGTGTAGGGTTGCCATCCGCATCAATAAAATAGAGCGCATAAAGCAAATGATCATTCGGTACATCCGGGATGTCGCTTACCGGAAGCGTGATATTCATCTCCACATTGTTGGCCGGATTTATAAGACTCTCCAGATGCAAGCCTTTATCATAGACCTCTCCGGCATCAATCGTTATATTCATTGCCGAGAAGGTGGCATTCTCCATATGTCCCGAGGTAGAGCCGATACGATCGCTATCCGAGTAGTTGATCTTTCCGATGAGAGTTTGTCGGAAGTAGAACTGCCAGGTGCCGTCCTTGGGAATTCCGGCAATTTCGATTTTGATGTTCTGTTCGGCTCCGGTTTTGACCTCCGACACGATATCCGTTTCTGCGCTTGACCAGGCTCCCGATTCCGTAAGATAATAGATTGCGCCAGCGGCTACAAGGCGCACACCATAGTGTACGCTTACGGAATAGTTCTCCGAGGGCGGTGAGTAAATACCCCAGCTCCATTGGCGATGATAGGTCTTGATGGAGAACTCCCATGCTATAGGATAATTGCACTGCCTGACCTCCCGTCCTGCCGTATAGATACTTTCGCCATGGTGGGCATCATCTCCGCAGAAACACAAACTGTCACCGCTTTCGGTGAAGTCCAGGAATCCATAAGGATCATTCCACATCTCCTTATCGAAGAACCCCAGGCGGCCGGCAATGTTGTCGAGCGATTTGTTTTTGACATCGACCGTGATTCTGCGCAATGCAGGGACAATATCAAGCGTGCTCTCACCCATAACATAGATGCCGCGACTCCACATATTTTCCATGATATCACGCCCTGCGGAGGTAACTACGACAACACTCGGCTCGGCGACAAGACGCGTTGCCTCGTTGTCTGTGGCAATGATACCCTGAGGCAGTTCAGAGCCGATCTCAAAGAATGTGACGGGCCGGGAGGTTTGGTATAATGATATGGCCCGGCGAATATGCAACGCACCACTCGACTGGAAAATTTGTCCGGCAAATGGCAAAAGACAGAGTTCCAGAATATCGCGGTAGGTCGGCTTCTCATAGACATAGTAGAGTCTTTCCAGGTCGATGTAGGTCTGCGTGAGCGGGGAAAGGCTTTCGTTCATGCCATCGGCATAAAGATCGAGCCAATCCGAGATTGGCATATCCAACTCCATCAGCTCCAGGCTACGAGACATCAACTCAAACAACGATTTCCGGCCCGATACTCCGATCGTCATCAGATCGTAGAAGAGATAACTTGACAGGAGATTGAAACCATCGACTGCCTTGATCGTAACCGTATAGGGAGGGGCTGTGAAACTCTCCGAATAGAGATCGGCAGTGACGAAACCTCGCCAATAGAGTGCGCCACCACGATAGACCGATACACGAAATTGTCGCGGATCGGAAGTAAACAATGAGAGATAGTGAAAATTCTGTGTGCAGAGAATATTGATACTTGCCTCCGAAGCCTTGATCGGGGCATAGAACTCATCTCCCCGTTTCTCCCAGGTGATCTTCAACGGATCATCTCCATCGAATGTCATCTCTTCAGCAGATGCCGTATAGCCACGCTCGGCAATCTCTACGCGCCACAACACCCCGAAATGCTTGCTTCGCATCTCGGCATAGTATTTCAAGCCAAAGTCTGCCATACATCTCCGTTTGGAGGTAAAAGTAGCTGTTCACGGCCTACTGACAGACGAACACTGTTCACCTATAAAAAAACCGAGACCTGTTGCCAGTCTCGGTTGCGGGAGGGAACAACAAATATCACCCTATCCGTACCCAGGAGTCTGCTTCGGGAATGACAGCCAGCCCGCCCCATGTCCCGTGCAGTTGTCCGAGGGAATCGATCATCTCAACGACTCCCTCACGACCATCATAGCGGTCGTCCTCACCTTCAAGATGGATGATCCGGATGCGGTCGCCAACCTTAATGTTTTCGCTCTTTGCCATATGCTATTTGGTTTAATCTGCGCACTCCCAAAGTTCCTTGAGCGTTGCCCGTATCTCATCGTCAATCCTCCTATTGGCCGCAAGAAGTTCATCATACCGGCTCGTGCAACTTTGTCTCTTGGCACGCAGGGAGGTCATCTCAGCGCGGTTCTTTTCAAACTCGGCCTCAAGGCGGTCGATCTGGCGATTCAGGTATGCTTTGCTATGTTTCATAACACACTCTGTTTGAATGATTTATCACACCGCAAACATAACATCACCTTTTAGAACACGCAAGTTAATCAGCACTAACTTCGAATTTTTCGTCATGATTTTTTGTACCCTATAAAAGTTTGCATATCTTTGTAACAGAATGACCGACAATAGTGAGATGGTCATTGTTTGGATTGTAAATACAGTGGCATTTATTACCGCCACTTTGAGGGTTTCACTTGCGTTAATTCCATTTTCGCGCCCCGCGCAAGATTGGAAACCTATGATAAATTAGAGGCGCGAAAACAGTATTATTATGGAGGCAATAAAAACTCCCGCCAAGACCCCCGAAGGGCTTTTTCGATTCGGCTACGTAGCTAATCTTAGAAATGGTGTCTACATCAAAGAGCTACTAGAAAAATTAAGTGACACCGACCAAGAACCCACATCGCAAGAATTAAAAGAAAGAGCCAACTCTGCAGAAGTTGTTTTGCTCAATCGTCATGGGTATCCTAAAGATGCAGCTGGAAGGAAGATTCCTGAAAGTAAGGTTTGCTTCAAAGGCTTCAATACGGGATATAAGCTTGATGGCAAATTCATTTTCGGATGGTTTGAACGCAAGAATAACGAGTCCTACTTCGAAGGCGTATTTTGGGCTACCGAGCAAGAATTAAAAGCCTATGCTCGACTAAAGGAGAAAACATCCCATCTTTTCAAAATGGGAGATTTCTTCTTTGACAGTATTGATGATTGCCAAGCATTCCTTGATGATATCGCCAAAGCAGCCATACCAGAAAGCTGGCGATATAAGAACAAACCGTCTGCGTTCAATCATCCTATTCTCAAAAGCTATTTAGAGACTATCTTTGTGAAACTCACCAAAGAGAGGAAGGTCATAAAGAGCGCAGATGGTAAACATATTATCTTTAACACCAATCTTCTTGACAAGTTCTTCCACGCAATTTACATTATTGCAGAAGTTCAAGAGGCGGAAGGTCTTGAGGTGTATCTGTGCCCCCGAAGAACTGCGGAGGAGAGTTATCGCGATTTCAAAAAGTATGGTTTTCCCGAGGACATTAAGCCTCTGCCACCTAAATTTTTTGAGGAGGTGAACGAGGTCATTTTTAATCCGTCTTGGAAGATCGATAAGAACTATGATTCGCTTACACATATTATAGAAGAACGCATAGATAGATTCCCTGCACATATAAGAACGAAAGATTCATATGCGCTGGCAAGAAAACTATATGATGCGATCGAATATGCGATAGCTATTGCCCAGCGCAACTATAAATATATCGTACCAATATATTACCCCAAGGTTAATCGCATCTCTTTTCTGATGCCAATATTTTTGGAGGGAACATATTACGCATCTCCTGATTTCGCATTAGTTCTTCAGGCCGATACAGAAAACAAGATGTACATAGTTCGAACTATTTTTGATTTAGAGACTGGTTATCAAGATGCAAGGTTGGTTGCAAAACCCGATGAGTCTTGGTTAAACCCAGTTACTCTTAAGTAGTTTTGATATGAGCCTAGTTAACAAGTAAAACAGTTGGCTAGGCTCTTTTCATTTAGTAGTTCGTTGTGATCCACTCCTCCTGACGACGACGCGAGACTTTCGATGCAGTAATGGTTCGCTCGATACGGTGGATATGCCAACCGTATTCCCGGACATACTGCTCAATGAGCCGATGAGGGAACATCGTCAGCATAAACTTTCCCTTGACCTTTGCAAGCGTGTCGAGCAAGTGTTGAAAATCCTCCTCGTTGAACGTGCCATTGTAATGCCCGCAATCACTTCCCACATAGGGAGGATCGACAAAATGGAATGCCCGATCGCAATCATAACGGCGGATAAGATTCGTGCCATCCTCGCATTCAACGGTCACATTCTCCAGGCGCGAACACAACTCCTCGGTAAAGGCATCTTTGGCATTGCGCAATTTCTGTGAGGTCGTGCCGGTTCGGTCGTATCCGAATGTACCGTCAAGCATACTTGCAAAACCCAACTTCGAACATACCCATACGGCCCAGGCCCGCTCCACGGGCGTGAAGAACATCGGATGTTGATTGATGTGTTTGGCGTGTGCATGGATTTCGCGGCTATGAAGTGTAGAATCGATCATCTCTTTGAGTGCCGCATACTTCTGTTGCGCCACACGGTAAAAATTCACCAACTCGGTGTTGGTGTCATTGATCACCTCACAGTCTGCCGGAGGCTTGGCAAAGAGCACGGCACATCCGCCACAAAAGGCCTCGGTATATAACGAGTGGTCGGGAATAAGCGGCAGAATATGCTTCAGGAGAGTCTGCTTCCCTCCATAGTAAGATATGGGAGTCTTCATCTAAAACTTCAATTTCAGGATTAACAGTAACAGCAACAACGCCACAAGTGAAACTGCAAGCCACTTGAGCCAAAGCATCCCTGCAGTGTTGGGGCTCTCATCGACTTGCGCCTGCTCCTCGCTGCGCGCCGCTGTATTGATACGGCTTCGCGAAATGCTGTCCGTATGGGTCGTTCGATCAAGAGCAGTTTCAATCTTGGTGTGAATAATGCGCCTGGGGGTCGGATGCGATACCGACACTTCGGGCATCAGGTCTTTGGCAACAAGCGTATCGGTGGGCGGCAACTGCGGTCGTGGAAAGTCCGAATATTCGATGATCGTCTGATGGAGCGTTGCCGTCATATGTTCCATCTGCTCATGGATAAGACGCACAAGAGTCGAGTCCGAGATTTCCATTGTTGTATGCTGGTGCGTCTGCACATTGCGCAGGGGCGAACACCCGGACATTAGAACAATCGCAAGAATAAGGATTATTTTTTCACACATTGCATCATCTGCTTTACTCGTTTCTGCCGCTCTTCAAGAGTCATCATATTGTCGGAGGGGACATTATCCCATGGCATCGGGAACATCTCCACCATCGGTTTCCGGTCTTTGCGCTCCAGCTGGATACTCGTCAGTACCCACACCGACCACCGCTCTCGCTCCCAGTCCTGACGCTCGCGATCGCGTTCCCGTTTGGCCCAGCCCAACCAGGCATATGAAAACTCAGCCGGTGTCAAGGATTCGAATACATCGGGATGCAGTCCCATTTGTCCGACTCCTATGGCGTACCATCGCTCATAGGTCGCAGGCTGGTGCTCTTCACCTCTTCACTGTTCCGCCGGGAGAATATCTCCCAATCGGTCGGTCAAGGGGGTTATGCTCTCCGCAAAGAGCTCATAGAGTCTCGGGATGAGTGCGGGTTCATCATCCAGCATATCCCAAACCTCATCTTCCGTATATCGCGTGGTGAGTCCAGAACGGCGTGCGCCCTCGTTCAAGGCCTCCATTGTAAGCGAAGCCAGATGATCGAGCAAGGCAAACCCCATATTGTTCCCACCCTCCATTGCGGACTGGAACTCCATACCATATTTGCGAGCGAAATTGTTAATCACCCGCAACGAGAAATTTACTGGTGTTGCAACACCTTTGATAAGGATCTCTTTCATTCCTGTTCGCTATTGGTGGCCGGGGTCAGATCCCCGCTGCCCGAGAGTGAGAAGTTGTAGGTCGAATTGTCCCCGGCGGGAGTTGAGAGAGAAAAAGAGGTGATATATCCCTCTCCCGAGTAGGTCTTAGTCAGGCCCGATACAGGCGATTTGAGCACGACCTTGACGAGTTTCTTGGCGAGCACCAGCGCAAGGACATCCTCCGATGTGTGCGATGTAGCGATTGTAGGGTCGATGACCACCAACCCATCCCCGTCTACTGACCAGGTGATGTCGCCAGGGTACTTTTCTTTCCCCTTGGTATCCTTGGTACGGAGATCTTTGAGCTCAAGATCGACTTTCAACGAATGAGTTGTGGCGTGTAGCGTAGGCTTATCGTCAATGAGGATAATGATATCCTCTCCCTGTACTACCCGTTTGGATGTAGATTCCGGCATAATTCTATTGTTTTTATTGGTTTATACAATTCTGAAAAGGAGCGTTACACTGTGTAAATCGCAGTCGGGGAAATACTCCGTACTGCTGGACTTATAGCGACAATATTTGCCATCTATCTTCGCGCCTTCCAGTGCTGCAATGGCACGATGTCGCAACTGCTCAACCGAAGCGTAACGATTGTCATAGAAGGTAATTTCAAATGTGGTTACATAACCCGCAATCCCCGATAGCGTACGCACGGGTGTCTCCTCCGGCACGGTATAGACGGCAAAGGGCGTGGCTGTACGTTCATCCACCGCTCCGGCCTGGATGCGTTGTCCCATCTCCGGCAGAGCCGTCTCTAACAAGTGGAGTATTTCGATTTTGAAATCCGTCATTTGACAACCCGTTTGAAGTTCTTATTGATAAACTTCTCGACTGCCCGTGCGAGGTTATCGCCAAACGAAACAATCAGACGTTGTGAGTTCGCCGTATAGGCCTGCTCCAGGTAAGGTGTGGGCTTGATGCCTTTCACACTTCGGACAAAGACCTTCTCACCCTGCTCGTTAGTGAAGACCAGCAGATGCTTCCCTTTCTTGCGGGGTATGCGGGGATCTGCAGTTCCTTCGTGGATGAATTTGCCGTAGTACTGATTTACCGCACCCTTCTTTTTTGTGCGCTCAAATACTGGTTTTACGGCAATATCTACTTCTGACTTGGGGGCTGTTCTGTCCTTGAAGCGTACGATGCGTAGTTGCTTGCGCAACCTGCCGCTACGCACTGGAACTCTGTTTTTGGCCGTCTGAAGCATCGGTCGTGCAGAGGTTCGCAAAGCCGCCAACAGCATGCTTTTCTGCATCGTATTGGGCAGTTCGTCCAGAATACGTTTGGCTTCGGCATAACCCTCGACTTTAACTTTCAGCATCACTCTTCATTGTTTTCAGATGCAACCGCCAACGACGACCCTCCGCGTGTATGGATGTTATCCGATGTTGTGCTCCTCCATCGTTTACAATCATACCCGCACGCAGGCCCTCCCGATAACGAATGGTGTAGACCACCTCGTTCTCATGCACTATACGGCCGGCATAAAGGTTCTCACGGCCTCCGGATTCTGTCCTCTGTGCATAGCATACGGCGACACGCATCAGCTCCTGAGTGCGATCGTTGTATTCATCGCGCATCTGACGATATTCCAGGATTTCAATGCGCGTATCAAACATCTTTATCCGAGGAATAAGGGTGTACACGCCAGGGTTGCAACAGTTTCTCGGCCGTAAGCGGCAACGTGGTTGCAGAACGTCCTACCAGCACATCGCTCTCATTATCGAAAAGAGTTCCCAGTGTCAGAAGAACGGCCGCTCGGATGGAAGCAGGGAGACTTTCAGCAGAAAACTCCTGCGTGAGTTTCCGATTCGTATAATCCTCGGCTATGGCGAAAGCCATCTCCAGATACTCCTCGACAAGCCGATCCATCGACTCATCGTCTCCGATGCGCAGGTGCGCCTTGGCAAGTTCCAATGACACGGGAACTGACATAACTCCGCTGATTAGGCCGTAGCGTGAATAAGTTTTTTGACAGGATGTGTACCCGCATCGAGTAAGGTGCCGTCTACGCGGGCAAACCCAAACAGCCCGATGGAGAGGTATTCCGCCAGCAACTCATTCAGCCGCACAACCTTGAAGTTCTGCACCATACGAATCTTGTACTTCGAAAAGTCTCCGAAGAGTACCGAGGCGGCACCTGCTCCGATGTCGGCCACATCATCGTTCAGGATGTAACTCTTGCCGAACAGCATGGCCGGTGTTCCCTCCCTGGCTCCTTCCTGCCAGATGTAGTTGCCGTTGTTATCCTTGACTTTTGCGAGCTCCCACAGCGTATTGCGGTTGAGCATGAATTTCCCTTTTTGCGCATATGCCGCATCCACCGACCGAATAAGGTCGATAAGGTTGTCGAGCGTGATGGAGGTTGCGGCGGCTTTTGTTGTACACTCCGTGGCGGCAGTGACGATTCCCTTGGGTTGCGATGAGCCGGACCCGGTGGTCAGATGCTCGTTGATACCACGCCCGAATGACTCGGCAAGAAGACCGCTGAGAAGCGAGTCCAGATCAAAGGCGGAGTCTTGCAGCAACTCCAACGATACCGGGATGATTGGCGTGCGGTAGGTGTGAGCCTTCAAGAGTACCGAACCAAAGGAGGGCGCACGTTTCGTAGACTGCTGGTACTCGGCAACGATGGTCGCCTTGGCAGACGTGTCATCAATGGTCGGCAGGGTCAGGTCATCACCCTTGGAGGTCGTGAAGATCTGGCAGGCTTCGAACATACCTCCATAGCTTTTCAGGGCAACCTCAATGGAAGAGGCCAGGCTCCGGGGAATAATGACACCGCCCGAGAGTCCGGAGATCCCGGCTCGAGCTTCAATGGCAGTACGACTCTCGGCCGAGATACCCGTCACACCGTGCAACAGGTAGTCAGTGAAAGCCGACCGATACTCTGCCTCTTTCTGATCATTGGTTGTACCCTGGACACGATGATGGTGTGCTTCGACCTGCCTGCGTTCGATATCGACGAACCGCTCTTCCGTCTCGACAGCCTGGTCCGCACGATCATAGTCCGCAATAAGGGCATCCCACCTCTGACGCTCCTCTGCGTTCATCTCCCGGCCATCGGTTGCCTTGCGCAACTCATCAATCTGCGAAAAGATTGTGGCGCGCTGTTCCTTGAGTTGTTTGAGTTTTCCCATATTTCAGTTTTTGAGTTTAAGTTGCATGGTCAGCCGTTCGCGGCTTACAGAATCGTACTTCGCGGAGGACGCACAACGTTGCCATTGGGCCTTACGCTCCTCAAGGTGACGAAGACTCGCCTCCGTATCGGGATAGGCCGGATAGACTACAAGCGATACGTCGTAAAGTTTGGAGATATGGCGCACTGTCCGTTCATCATATTCCAGCCCATTCTCCTTGTCTGCGTATCGCCACTCATCCGCATCGACCGTAAATTTGAAGGAGCATCTGGCAATGTCACCACGTTGCACCAACTCCACCATATCATTTCCCAGAGAGGTGTTGGGAGCTTCAAACGAGAACCGCAGGCCTACCTCATCCGTAGAGAGGGTGAGTGTACCGCTGGAGGTGCGGGCCAGGATACTCTCTGCATTGTGATTGTAACACATCACCACATCGCTGATATCACACCCCGAAAAGGCCTCACGTGCTATACGCTCTCGGAACCACCCCATAATCGGCTCACTCCAGCACTCAAACTTGACGGCATAGCCGACAATCGTTCGGCCGGCAGCCGGTTCACTGCGTTGCTCGATGCGTACATCAGAGAGTGCACAACGCACCTCCACAGGCTCATTCGGCCTTATTTCCTTTATCTGTGTCATTATCGGTATCTGTTTTTCCTTGATTATACTTCCCGGAGGATAATGCCAATGCCGTGCGCACCGGTTGCATATTCGCCTGCACAAAGTACTCATCACCTCCATCGTAGGTATTCATATCTTCAAGCGAGCGGATCTCATTGGCAGACATCGCACCCACCATATTCATGTTTTTGTAGAACTCCGACCGTGTTTTGGCATCTCCCCGCAACAGACCGTTCAAGCCAAAGAGGAAATAAAACGACCCGGCTTCATCTTCGCGCAACAACTTGCGGTTGAACTCCTCCTCCAGACGTACAAGATAGGGCATCAGGCAGTATTGGACGAACTCCATTCCCTGATGCTCGATGTTGTTGTTCGTAGCGCGCTCCAGATCGGCAATCATATGCGGTGGCACTCCATAGATGGTAGCGATCTCTGTCTTCTGAAACTTGCGCGTAGCAATGAACTGCGCATCTTCGGGTGGAATGGAGATCCGCTCATAGGTCATACCTCCCTCCAGGAGCAACGGGACATGCGAATTGTGCAGTCCCGAGCTTTGGACTATGAGGTCGCGCTTGAGTCGCTGGTATGCTTCCGGTTTCAAGGTCGAAGGGTACTTGAACACGCCCGACATATTGCCTCCCTGATTGAAGAAGCGTTCACCGTACTCCTGCGCTGCCTGCGAAAGATAGAGGTTGTCACGATGTACGGCAATGGGGCTCTTACCTTTATAGCCGTTGGTCGAGAGTCCCCGCAGGTGGATAACATCATCCGAAGAGAGCATTTCTCCCGAAGAAGTGCGGTAATAAAGCACATCATCGGCACTCAGAAGAGGCTCGATCTCGGCCGGGTGTAACAGTTGCAGCCGCACGGGACGGTAGAATTTATCGCGATAGATGCGAGCATACCCATTACCCCACAATGTACACGACACCATCAGATGGTGCATCAATGCGAAACGACCGGTATACGAATTGGGACGCTGAAGCAGAAGATGAGCGGGATGTGAATACGCCTTCTCGCGACCTTGTGACGTACGTTGGTAGAGATGAACGGGCAATGTTCCCACGGTTTCGGAAAGGATGCGCACACAAGCCCACACGGCCGAAAGATTGAGCGAGCCCTCCTCGGATATGTAACGTTGCGCCGTATTGTCGGAAACGGTGTCGGAGAGGAGAGCCGCATTGACCGCCTGTTCAAACTCTGAAGACGATACGCGGCTCTCCCTCCGGCTCCTGGCGGAGCGCGTGCGAGAGAAGAGATATGAAAGCCAGCTTGACACCGTTATTTGCAT